AAAAGGTAATGATTATTAAAGAAACAACTTTTTTTGTATTTGCAGAAAGTAAAGAAGAAGCTGATAAAAAAGCAATTGAAATTGTTGCAAATAATATTAAAGTTGAGTCTACTAATATAGTTCTCAGGCCTAGTACAATGGAAGATGTACCTCCAAAAGAAGGTGAACCAACAATAGAACTTTACTCAACTTTAGATAGTCAAAATATTTTATACAAAAATGGATAAATATTTAATAGAATATGGTTTAGAAAATAAAGATAAAATAATTGAAATTATATACTGTAATCATTATCTAGATGCAATAGATATAGCTCAATCTAGGGCTATAAAGCTTTTAGATGATATTAAAGAATATAAAAACTTAAAAGAAGAAATCTATAAAACTTACAATTATAATCCTTTTACACCGTATGCCTATTATTTATCAACTATTTTAAGTCTTATAACATACAGTGTGGAAAAAATAGACAAAGATCAATCTATAATATATTTAGTATCTAATGAAGCTAGTTTATTTGATAGTAAATTTAAAACTATATCTTTAGATAGGGCTATACAATTACTCAGTGAGTGTGACATTCTAGGATTAGATTCTGAAACTGAAGGGTTAGATCCCTATACAAAGGCTCTATTGTTACTTCAGATTGGTAATAAAGAATTTCAAGTGGTATTTGATATAGCTAGCTTTGGTGGTATAATACCTAAGAAGTTAGTTAATTTTTTAAATAACTATCCAAATACTTTTATATTACAGAATGCTAAATTTGATTTAAAATTCTTATTTAAACAAGGGGTAATACTTAAAAGAGTATTTGATACTATGCTCTGTGAAATAATTCTTACTAATGGATTAGAATATGAAGGTAGGGATTTAAAGAGTTTGGCAAAGAAATATTGTAATGTAGAATTAGATAAATCTGTTAGAGGGGAAATTATAAGTAATGGTTTATCTAGTGCTGTAATAGAATATGGAGCTAATGATGTAAAGTATCTTCCAGAAATAAGAGAAAAGCAATTAATAGAAGTTAATAAATACAATCTCAAAGGTGCAGTAGATTTAGATAATACGTTTGTAGTAGTTTTAGCATATACTGAATATTGTGGTATAAAATTAGACTATGAAAAATGGAAATTAAAGGTATTAAAAAATATAGAAACTGCTGAGAAATATAAAAAAGAATTAGAAGATTATATTTATAACGATAAAAAATATGAATACTTTTCTGGAATGGTAGATATGTTCACAGGAAAGCAGGAATGTATTATCAATTGGGATTCTCCAAAGCAAGTTACTAAACTTCTTAAAGAATATGGTGTTAATACTGAAATAATGATTAAAGGAGAAAGGAAAGAATCTATAGATTCTAAAGTTTTAGAACCTCAACAAGATCAATTTCCTATTATAAAGCCATATCTTAAATATAAAGAAATGCAAAAAGAAGTTAGTACTTATGGATATAACTGGAAAAACTATATAAATCCTATTACTGGCAGAATACATACTTCTTTTACCCAAATACTTAACACAGGGCGTATGTCATCTGGAAATAAGTATGAAAACCTTCCCAATATTCAAAATCTACCTCGAGGAGAGGATACTAGGTCTTGTTTTGTAGCTGAAAAAGGAAATTTACTAATTGATGCAGACTATTCGAGTTAAAAACAAAATATCATATAAATCTTATGATTTATATTTAAATGCAATATATTTAAATATATAAATTTGGCTCCCTTTCAGAGAAATCTGAAAGTGAATACTCCGTAAATTCAGGGAAAGAGAATTGCAACTCCAATCCTGAGCCAAGCTATAGTGATACTATAGAAGGTGCAGAGACTAGACACGGAGAACCTAAGGTATCATAGATACTATGGTTAAGGTATAGTCCACGTGAAAGAAACACGGGCAAGAACAAATAGTCTTAGCTAACTTCTCTAAAGAACCTAATCTTTTAAGATTCTATGAAAGAGGATTTACAGATATTCATAGTTATATAACTTTTTTAATGTATAAAGACATTAGGAGATGTACTTTAGAAGAATTAACTCCTGAAAAACTTTCATATGTTAAAGAAGAATACCCAGAGCAAAGAAGAATTGCTAAATCTGCTGGATTTGCGATGAACAAACCATTTTATTTAATTTAGGTGTAACTGAACTTAAAAATAAAAAATTTGCCATTAACTACTAATTTATGACAAAACTTTTTATTATATTTGTGTGTAATTAAAATACATAAATATGGATAAAAATAAAATAAATGAACTATTAGAAGATTATTCTTCTGGAATGTCTTTAAAAGACATTAAAAGTAAATACCAGACTAGTTCTGATACAATTTATAAATTAGTAGATGCTAATGGCATAAATAGAAAGAATTATAAAAATTTAGATAAATTTTATGACTTAAATAATCCTGAAACACAATATTGGCTAGGATATATATGTGCAGATGGAAATATTCAATACGATATTGTTAAAAGAATATATAAAGTATCTTTGTTTAGTAAGGAAGAAGAACCTATCAACAGATTTAAAGAGTATTTTGGAAATATGGTATGTATTCATAGAAGACCTACAGGTATCATTGAAGCATACATAAATTCTAAAAAATTATGTGAATACTTTATAAATGTTCTAAACATACTTCCTAATAAATCTTTAATTCTAGATCCTAATTTAGAATTTACAACAAATTTTATATTAGGATATTTTGATGGAGACGGTTCTATAATGAATAGTTCTGAAACTAGAATTAGATATGAAACTAAAATAACAAGTGGTAGTAAAACCTTTATCAATAAAATATGTAAAATATTAGATAATAAGGGTATCTACTATATACTTAGAGAAAAAAGCAGTGCTTTTGACATTAGTATTGAGAGAAAAGAAGAGTCTAAAAAATTTTATAATTGAATTTATTCTGAAAAAGTTTGGTGTTTATCACGAAAATTAAATAACTTTGTCGCTCTCTTTGGAAACTTAGAGATAAATAATCGGGAGAATTGCGGGGAAATTAATGGACAATCCGCAGCCGAACTATCTGAATAGCATAAAAGTAAGATAGGAGGTTCAACGACTAACAATTGAGGAGCTAATCCAATAATATTGACACGAGTACCCGACACCTAAGGAGAAATCTATGGTGAAGATATAGTCTGAGCTATATAGTAATATATAGAAGTAAGTATAAAGAGACTTACGATAACATAACTGAAATTATGGAGGAAATGGTAGTACTATAGCTAAAAATTGTAACATAAGCAAAGCAGAAGGAGATTTTGTATATAATTCATATTTTGAAGCCTTCCCTAAACTCAAAGATTATTTTGATCTAATGTTTAGAAAATCAGCTTATTCTGGATATATAGAGTATAATCATGTAACTAAAAGAAAATATTTCTTTAATAAAGAAACCAATGATTATTACAGATATAAAGATATAGTAGAAAAGAATCTACTTTATGAAGAAGACAACCCAAGAGATGTTATATCTAAATATAATAGAGCTAAAAATGAGATACAACGCCTATCTCAAAACTATCCTATAATTGAATGGGACTTTATACAGTAATGTATATCGAAAATTGGGTGAATTGCTGGAAACCTAAGTATTATTAAATATAAGGCAATCAGCAGCCAAGCTAGTGAATATCTTAATGTAACTAGAAGGTTCAGAGACTAGAGGGTGAGTAGATAAACAATAACCTCTCAAAAAGCGCCCGACAACCAATAAATTGGTTGATAATATAGTCCAATCTACATCTAAAGATGTAGCAAGATTTTTTAAAAATTATACATTTTATGTGTTGATAATTTTATATCTTTGTATTATTAATAATTTTAAATACAAAGAAAATGGAAAAAGTAAAAACATGTAAAATTTGTAATTTGAGTGAACCAGAGGTAGAATTTTATAAGAATTCTGGTTCAAAATGTAAAAAATGTAAAAATAGAGAAGACAGCAGGAGAAGGGCTGAGAAAGCTGGTAGAGAGTATATTCCTAGAGAAAAAGTAGAAGTACCCGAAGAATATAAACTCTGTACTAAGTGTAAAAGAGTATTACCTATAGATGATTTTTATGTATTAGGGGCAACTAATAAAGACGGTACTAATAGAATATATTCAAGATGTAAAGAATGTGAAAGACAAATTGTCTTAGAGCATCCTAACAGAAAAGAATATATTGAGAAATCTAATAAAAATAAGTTAGAAAAATCTCAAGAAGACCCTGATTATAGAGATTATCTAAATGAAATAAACAAAAAATATTATCATAGTGAAAAAGGTATAATTGCACACATGCTTTATGAGGCTAAGAAAAGAGCTGCTAAGAAGAATTTAGAGTTTGATCTTACAGAAGAAGATATTATATTACCTACACACTGTCCTATTTTAGAAACAGAGTTTGTAAAAGGTGATAGTTCTGATTATTCTATGACATATTCTTTAGATAGAATAGATAACTCTAAGGGATATGTTAAAGGAAATGTAAGAGTAATTTCTATGTTAGCTAACTCAATGAAGAACTCAGCTACACCAGAACAACTAGAAGCATTCTCTAGAAACATTTTAAACTACATTAAAAAATCTTAAATGATTCAAGGCTCTTCAGCAGATATAACTAAGTATGCAGGAATACTATTTATGAGAGAGATTCTTAAAAGAGATTGGTTTATGAAAGTAAAAATAGTAAATTTTGTTCATGATGAGATACTAGTTGAAGCTCCTAAAGAGATAGCTGAAGAAGTTAAAGATGTTTTAGTAAGTTGCATGGAAGAAGCTGGAAAGCCTTTCTGTAAGATATTACCTTTACATGCTGAAGCATTAATAGGAGATCACTGGGTTCATTAAGATTGTTAGTTCAAAAATATCAATATTTTCATTTTTTAGGTAGATATTTTTTGTAACTTTACAGTCCAATTAAAATTAGAATATGTAATGAATAGAACTGAGAGACAGAATTTATCAGTTTCAAAATGGATTAAGGCTGGTGGTAGAGGTGTAGTAGTTGCTGCTACAGGGGTGGGTAAAACTATGATAGCATTAATTGCTATTAAATCTTTTCTGTCCAAAAATCCAAATAAAGTTGTTAAGATAATAGTTCCTACAGAACCATTAAAACTACAATGGATATCAGAACTTAATAAATACAATTTAAATGCTTCAGTAGAAATAATAAATTCAGCTATTAGGAAAGAAGAATATGTAGATTTGTTAATATTAGATGAAATACATAGATATTTCTCTGATACATTTGTAAATATTTTTAAAATAAAACATCCAAAACTTATCTTAGGATTGTCTGCAACATTTCATAGGCTAGATGGAAAACAAAAAATAATACAAAAGTATTGTCCTATTGTGGACACAATATCAATTCAAGAGGCTTTAGAAAATGGGTGGTTATCTAATTATAGGGAATATAAAGTTCTTATAGAAGTAGATGACTATCCTGTATATCAACAAGCTTCTTCTGATTTTCAAGAAACTTTTAGTATATTTAATTATGATTTTAAACTAGCTATGAAATGTCTTACTAATATATTATATAGAAGACAATATGGCAAATCTTTAGGAATGTCACCAAAAGATATGGATGCTATAGTATTTACTTGGAATAGGGCTCTTAAGAAAAGAAAAGATTTTGTAATGAATCATCCATCTAAAATTGCTATAACAAGAAAAATTCTTGCTTCAAGACCTTTTTCTAAAGCAATAACTTTTTCTGGAACTATATCTCAGTCAGAAAAAATAGGTTCTGGTTATATAGTAAATTCCAAAAAGACTAAAAAAGAAAATAGAGCAATTATAGAGAAATTCTCTAAATTGTCTTGTGGTATAATAAATACTAGTAAAGTCTTAAATGAGGGAATAGATATTCCAGGATTAAATTTAGCTGTTATTCTTACTAATTCTTCTTCTCCTACAGAAAAAACTCAAAGAATAGGTAGAGTTATAAGAAAGGAAGAGGACAAAATAGCTGAAGTATTTACTTTAGTAATTAAAGATACTATTGAAGAAAGATGGTTTGAAAACAGTAGTCAGTTTTCTGATTATATAGAAATAACTGAGGAAGAACTTGATTTAGTATTAAATAATTCTGATTTTAGATCAGATAAAATAGAAACTGGAAAAGAGGTAGATGAACTTTTTAGGAACTAAAATAGATAGACATACTAAACCATGACAGTAGAGCGAATGTTAGAATACTTAATGTGTAGAAATATACTATTAAGTAGAGTGGAAATGACTCCAGAGGAAACAGCTTCTCTGGAAAATAGACTAAGGTTGCTGGAAGATGAATTTGTAGTAGAATACAGATTACCAGCGTAATTCTTAAACAAAGGTAATCTGAATAAATATTTAATATGAATTCAGACTTATCCTTTAGAGAGGAAATTCAAATTTATATAGATAGTGGACTTACTCCATCTGAACTATTTATATTAAGATTGCTATTTTTAGCACAAGATGGAGAATTACAGTTAATAAATAACTATCTGAATAATACAGTTAATGGAAAAGAAGTTTTCAAAACTGTATTAAGGACATTACAAGAAAAGGGTATTATATTAGCTTCTTTTAAACTTCCTAAAGAAGAAGAAGTACTAAAATACACAGACATACCAATTAATAAAAACTTTGTAAAAAAGTATATAAAAGAATCTCATCAAGCAGGTAAAGAATTCTTTGACACCTATCCACCATTTATATATATAAATGGAAAAATGGCCTCTATTAAGAATATAACTAAAGCAGGTTTATTTAGTATAGATGATTTTTGTTTATATTATAATAAACACATAAAAACGTCATCCATAACTCATGAAAGAATTATGGAAGATTTAAAATATGCTATAGAAAACGGTTTAATCCATTATTCTATTATTGAATTTCTAGCTAGTCAAAAATATTTAGAGATAGAATATATTAGAGATTCTGGAGAAGTAGCTGGATACAAAAATAGTGAGTTATTATAGTATGGTAGTAGAAAGCTTACTAAAACAAATAGAAGATGGTAGGTCTGGAAAGAATATAGGTATTTCTATGGGATTACCTGCTATAGATAAAGTTCTTTATGGTATTCAGAGAAGATATATATATACAATAGGAGCCGATACTTCTGGAGGAAAGACAAGTTTTGGATTAGATATATTTGTATATAATCTTATTAAAAATGCTGGAAGTAGAAAAGTTAATATTTTATATTACTCTTTTGAAATGGCTTCTGAAGTATTATATGCAAAATTATTATCTAGATATATATATGATGAGTATCATGTAGTTATCACTTTTGAAGAAATATTATCATTAACTAAGCCTATTAGTGATGATAAACTCAAAATAGTAAATAAATGTGTTCCATTTTTAAATAAACTGGAAAATACCCTTACTATATATGATAGACCCTTATCTCCTAATTATATATATGGCACATTAAAAGATTGGCTAAAAAGATTTGGTACTTTTATTCCTATCAATGAACATAAAGAAGATTATGTAGAAAATGATATAGAAGAATATAAAGTAGCTATAATCGATCATATGGGGTTGATTTCAGGGCCAGGAACTAAAAAAGAAAGAATAGATACTGTCGTAGATTATTTTATATATTTTAGAAATAAATGTGGATTAACTGGTGTATTTATTCAGCAGTTAAATAGAGGACAAAAGTCTATGGACA